GGTCGCCATAAAAAGTGACCCTTTTTATTGGGGGTATAGCTCAGTTGGTAGAGCGCCTGCTTTGCAAGTAGGATGTCAACGGTTCGAGTCCGTTTACCTCCATTTTATTTTGGATTTATAATTCTTGGATTTTCTGTTTTCTTTAGAGTTTTAGTAATAAATTGATTAGATTTTTTATATACCATTATTTCTTTCATATCTGAGACTACATTTGCTACAAAATCTTCATTTAGTATCTCTATATCTCTTTTTGCATCATTTAAAGTGATTTCATGTTGTAAATAGGTAAATGATTTGATTGATGATTGTGTTTTCAGAACACCATTCTGTAACCAAGATACAGAATGATCAGAATCTACCCAATAACCAGCTGGTTGAATTAATCTACCTTCATCATCTAATATTTCATCAGTTTCATAATGGTGGATGTATGAAAGTTCTTCGTTGGTGTATTTTTCATTTACATATGTATAGAAGTCATTTTCTGACATAGGCCATTCATCTCTTACACTTATAATATTATTAGATAATAGTATAATCCAATCATATCTAGGATTATTATAGAATTTTTCTGCTACACTATCTGGTCTTTCGTCACCTTGAATTGAATATTTTTCAAAGTTAAGATAGTTATTTAAAATATCTTCATTTAATACTCCTCTTTTAAATATATTTTTTACTTTTAAATAGTCATAAGAAGATTGTCTATCATTAGCTAATGATGGATAGTCTAAATCTGGTAATTGTCTGAAATAACTGTTTAATTGTGTCATTTTTAATATCCCACACTTGAATCAGGAGCAAATTTCTCATGATGAGTTCTCCAAATAGGTCTTAACTCTTTAAAGTCTAATGTCAGTCTTATTGATATTGGTTGTGAATCATCATAAGTAGTCCAAGTTCCATCAGGAGCGTAATCGCATTGCATACTTGTTAATGCCAATTGTTCAAATCTATTAGCTGTCAGCAATTCGTTTCTACCTTTCATATATTTAATATGGAAGATATCTGGAAATTCCATTAATGCAGTATTATTGAATTTTGGTGCAGCCCCTATTTTAAATTTTCTAATGATTCTTCTTATCATATCACCTTCTCTTTTACTTCTAGCTACCAGTTGCCATTTAAATGCAAATTCTCTTAATGATGTACCTTGAAATAAAAGTTCAGCATTAGGATTCATAATTTGACCTCTAGATCTTCCTAATGCATCATCTGCTTTAACATTTCCACCTATAGCGTCTTCTACTCTTTTAGCTAAAAAAGGTAGAGGTAAGTTTTGCCAAAAGTATTCTCCTTTTTGACCTCTTGTTGCTGGAGATAATCCTCCACCTCTAGTACCAGTAAGACCTTCTCCACTACCAGATCCAATCATTGATCTTTCTTGTCTTTCATCAAGACCTCTTTGACCCATTCCGAGACCAATACCTGCAGCTTGAAGTTTCATCAACTCCATGGCATCTGCTTCACTTTTTCCCCAGTTTGCAGCATTTGAATCACTGACTTTTGGCATTGGAAGTACTATTGTTCCTTCAAATTTCATTCCTCTTGTACTTGCGCCTGGAGCAGAAGCATTCGCTCTTTGATGAGATCCTTCTTGAGCACCAGCACCAGTTCCTGGCCTTTTATATTTGTATTGAGATATTTGTACTTGATCTTGATCAACATCAATGTCTATAGGATATGCAAAGACATTGCCTGTTTTTCCACCAAATCTACTTCTGTCTTCTAATCCTCTAGCTGGTTTACCACCTAAAGTGTTGGTTCTATTTCCACGAGGTGATATATATTGTTTATTTCTTTTTCTTTGGACTTCACTATTCATCCATTTGGCTAGTCCAGCAGTTCCAAGAACTAATAATGGTACAAATACTGCCATGATTAAGACTCCTCAGATATACCTTGTGCAAAAATATTATAAGCTGATAAAGCCTCATCAGAATCCTTTATTGATGTCCACTCTTCAGTTGTATAATCTAATGGTTCTCCATCTTTCCAGATTCCTTGCAAATATAATTTTCCATCAACAGTTGTGAAGTCGAAAGCATATTTAGTGCCTTCAAATCCACTTATAGCGTCATATTCTCTACTTTTAGGCATTAGTTTTTACTATAAATTCTATTTCTAGAGACTGGAATTTGTCTCATATCTACAAATCTTTCAGTTGGTAGTTGTGCTACGTCAATCCATTCATCTTCTGGTATTGGATAGAGTTGACCTCTTATTCCAGTGTAAAGGTATTTATGTAGTGTTCTTCTAGGAACCGAGATTCTTCCTTGTTCAGAATTATTTAGTAGACTTCTTGCAAGTTCGTCTCTTTCAGTCAATTTAACATAATGAAGGTTACATCCTAGAAAACCATCATTGTCTGTTCTAACAATATATGTTAATGGATATTTATCATAATAAGGTAATTTTTCCGTAACAGGATCATATTGATAGAAATACATCTTGCCTGGATTAAAACCACCAGTATCAGAAAAACTATCATCTATATCTGGTTCACCAAGTTCATTAATCAATTGTTTTCTCCACCAGTCACCATTGGTTAAACCACCTCCTGTTTTATTAAGTATGTTTTCTAAGATGCTCATCGGATTCCTAATTCTTTTTCGGTCATTATCTTAAATTCTATTTTTCTATCATCACAGAATTCTCTTGCTGCTTTCCATTTAGCTTGATTTCTCACATAATTTATTTGTTCAGTTAGAATAGTCTTTTTAGACTTGCCTTTTGTCACTTTTGGTTCTAGAGTTTCTCTTCTAGGTTTGACTTCAATTACAGACCTTCTAATGTTTCCATCCTTATCTTTATATTTAATAAAAAAGTCTGGAAAATATCTTCTAACCTTTTTAACAGTGGGGTCTCTATATGGTATAAAAAATTCTTCTGATGACCATTCTAGAATGTTTTCAGTATCATCACAATATTTCATGAATTTACGTTCCCATAAAGACCTATAAATAATATTATAGCGATCCCCTTTGTATTTTTTGGGGTTGGAGGGTTTAAATATTCCTTTATAGCTCATATATAATAGTACAAGCACTTAATTTTATTTATTGTGTCATTCCCTAAAAGACAAGAAATATTTCAGGATCCTATTTGGACTATAAAAGATACTGTAGCTAAACCAGCTTTAGATACCTTTTATCAGGTTGATTTTTCATTTTCTTCTAATGTAAATAAATGGTTAAATATAGAAGCAACTGCATATGGTCAACAAACTACAAATTTAGCTAGTGGTTCTAAAAGATTATCTGGATCTACCGTAAAAAGAAAATTAATGTTATTATGTAGTGAAGCTGAAATACCTGGCACATCATTTCAAACTACAGATGCAGTAGGTCAACATCAAGGTATTACTGAAGTATTTCCAACGTATAGAGACTTTCCACCTCTTAATTTGAGTTTTTATTTGGATTCTGAACATGTTGCATTAGAACTTTTTGAAAGTTGGATGCAATATATTAATCCATTACAAACTTCAAATAAACAAAAGAATGCTTATAGTCGTTTTGCTTATCCAGAAACTTATAAAGAAAGACTTCATCTTACAAAATACGAGAGAGATTTTAAAACTGGATCTAAAATGAGTCAATATGAATTTGTTAATGTTTTTCCTACCAATTTAACATCTATGAGAGTTAATTATGGTAATAGTGCTGTTGTAAAAGTTTCTGTTCAACTTGCTTATGATAGATTCTTTACCAAGTTCTCAGTTATTGATAGTCAGGAATCAGTAGCACCTACGTCAAGAGACTTTATTAATAGAGCAAAAGATGTTGCAAAATCATTCTTAGCAGGACAAGGAAATAGAAATGTCCTTACTAATTCAAATAGAGGAGGAGGTGGAAAACGAAAATGGGATGGTAGTTGGTTCGGTAACTTACTTAAGTAACCATTTTATCATCAAAAACTCTTCTAAATAAATCACTGAAAAAATTATTATGCCATTACCAACAATTGCGACTCCTACTTATGAGTTGAATCTTCCTTCAACAGGGAAAAAAACCAAATATAGACCTTTTCTAGTAAAAGAAGAAAAATTATTAATA